AGCAAGTGGTGGAATACTTGGTGTAATAATACTGCATTACTTCAACGTAGAAGTATAACAGCCAGTTTTCATTCTGAGTTTGCTCGAGAACAAGAGTTTGGAGACAAATGTTTACAGCTAATGTATGAACGTGTTCATGTAACTGTTAATCAAGTCATGGTTCCTGAACTGTTCTTTGAAACACTAGAACGTTGCGAAAGATTACGGGCTAGAGGAATCAACGTGACGTTGAAACCACAGAGTGATCCTACGGCCAGTCGTGTTGTAGAAGGCTATACTCCTCAGATGATCGATATCATGCAGAATGATTTTCAACAACAGGTTGCCGGGGAAGAAGTTTATCAGATAGCGTTATATGATAGTGATAATGTTGAATACCTTTTTGATCAAGCTGAACGATTTAATGCTTTTGGTTTTAATAAATTTCAAGGTTGGAGTTGCAATAGTGGATACCAAAGTGTTATAATAAGAGGTAATGAAGTGAAACGCTCGTACAGTTGTCACGATGTTCCATTAGGAACCCTAGAAGGATTTGAACTTTTTAAAAATCCAACAGCATGTATAACCCCGAGCTGTGTCAGTTCGGCAGATTCAAAGATACCAAAATGCAAATAGATACAGAACATTTACACTTTTGGATGCAGGCTATTCGAAAAAGTCCAGACCCAATGAGGACCATGGATGCCTTCTGGCAGGGTCAACTCAAAAGTAAAGAATGGTTGATACAAGAGCTACGCAATCACAAGAAAAATGCAGTGCATTGGCCTAATATTGATATCCATGGTGGGTGGGTTGGGGTATTAGCCAGCATGATATTCCAAAGCGGAATGTATATAGGTAATATTCGCAGCGTCGACATCGATCCAACTTGTGAATCTATTGCCACTGAGATGAACAAGATAGAAGAAATGGCAGGTAGATTTGTAGCACTAACTGCCGACATGTGTAAAGTACGCAGCGATGCAGACATAGTCATCAACACCAGCTGTGAACACATCACACAAGACCAATACGATCTTTGGTTAAGTGGAATGCCCTATAACAGTTTAATGGTATTGCAAAGCAATAACTATAATATTCCAGAGCATGTTCGTATAGCTAAGACACTAGACGAGTTTAAAGAACAATGCCACCTAGAAAAAGTTTTTTGGGAGGGGGAACTGGTCTTGCCTGTATATACTCGCTGGATGGTCATAGGTAAACAATAATGTTTAAATTCAATCAGTTAAAAAATATACACCTTGAAATAAGCAATAACTGTCAGGCAAGCTGTCCTATGTGTACACGTAACGTTCACGGGGGCCTTGATAATCCCTTGTTAAAAATTACCAGTTGGTCTCTTGATCGATACAAAACCATAATCAACACTGAAGTTTTAAATCAAGTTGAACTGTTGTATTTTTGTGGAAACTACGGAGACCCTTTATTGAATTCTGATCTAATCGATATGATTAGATATTCAGTTGAGATCAATCCCAAGTTGGCAATACGCATTCATACCAACGGCAGTCTACGTAGTACATCTTGGTGGAAAGAGTTGTACCATGCTTTGCCAGTTGATCATAGCGTGGTCTTTGCCATTGACGGATTAGAAGATACACACAGCCTATATAGAATAGGCACTGACTTTAATAAAATTATTGATAATGCTTCTGCATTTATACAAGAAGGCGGCAATGCAGAATGGGCTTACATACGATTTAAACACAACGAACATCAGGTCGATACAGCCAGACAAATGGCTTCCGATCTTAAATTTAAAGAATTCGTAATGAAAGATAGTTCGAGATGGCTTTTGGATACAAAATTTCCTGTGTTTAATAAACAAGGAGAGACCGTGTATCATTTAGAACCAAGTCAATACTCTCAAATAAAATTTATAGACAAAAAGATATTAGACAACTATAAATCTATTTTAGAAAAAACAGAAATAAGTTGTCATGCTCTAAATTCAAAAGAAATTTATATCGATGCACAGGGTCATGTATTTCCGTGTTGTTGGTTAGCGATGGTTCCTTATCAACCCGAGGATCAAGAAACAGAAGTATTGCCTGTAAGACGAGAAATACTAAAACAATATTATCAGTTGTTGGAATCTCTAGGAGGTATTGATGCACTAGATGGTGAGAAACGTCCAGTTAAAGACATCATCGATTCGTATGCTTATCAAACAGTATGGGATAACTATTGGCACGACAATAAACTTATTACGTGTGCAAGATCATGTGGGGTGATGCCAGAACTATTTTCTACTCCTAACGATCAATTTATTTCAAGAGAAAATTTAAAAGATGAATAAGATTTTTTGGTTACAGCCAGATAGTACTCGCATTGGCAAAGGCCAGCGTCTTATTAACGAACTAACAGGAAGTTATAGTTTTTGTGCATTACCTTGGATACACATGGCTACAAGACCCAATGGTGATGCCAGGGTATGTTGTGTGGCTAATGCTAGTGGAGCTCATACTGGAGATCACGGAGTAGGCCTTGTAAAAAAAGAAAACGGAGATCCTGCAAACTTTGGAAGAGATACACCGCTTTCTGCTTTTAATAACGACTATATGAAATCTATGCGGCTTACAATGCTAGAAGGAAATGTTCCCGCAAGTTGTACAAAATGTTTTGAAGAAGAATCTAACGGAGTCGTAAGCAAACGGTTATGGGAAATGTATGAGTGGAATCGTGATGGCCTTGATTTTGGTCAACTTATTAGGGATACTGATACTAGTGGTAGCGTACCTCCTGTAATACGTTATCTAGATCTAAGGCTTGGGCATACTTGTAATCTCAAGTGTGTTATGTGTAGTCCGCATGATAGCAGTCGCTGGTTACAAGACTACGACAAACTAGTATCTAAAACAAAAAGTACGGTCGTATTAAAACAGGTAGGATTTGATAAAGAATCATTCAATAACACATGGTACGAAAAACCTGAGTTTTGGGATGATATATTTGAACAGATACCTAACATAACTCAACTGTACTTCGCAGGAGGCGAGCCGTTAATGATTAAAGAGCATAGACGCTTTTTAGACGAAATCATTAAACGTGGATATGCTAAGAACATCAGCCTGAGATATAACAGCAACGGTATATTTGTCAACGAAGATATTATCAATGTATGGAGTCAGTTTAAACAAGTAAGGTATGCATTTAGCATTGATGCTACTTTGGAAAGAAACAACTACATTCGCTATCCGACAGATTGGTCCGATATAGAAAGCAGTCTTCATTTAATGGATAATGCTCCTGATAACATTCATTGTGCTATTGCCTGTGCTGTTCAGGTATTCAACGTAAAACACATTATTGATTTTGCTAAATGGAAGTTAAGACAAGGCTTCAAAAAGATTAATAAGTTTAAGTTAGATGAATATGAAACCGGTGGAGGCATTATTAATCTACACTTGTTATACATTCCAACTTTCTTAAGTGCTAGAATATTGCCACAAGCAGACAAAGATGAAATTGTAAAACAGTTTGCTGATTTTAAACAATGGTTATGGGACAACTATAGACAAGATGATAACTTCTGGAAAGATAATCCCTATGGCTGGAAACGTTGGGAAGGCATTTTAAAGTTTATTATGGCAGAAGATCATACGCATCTTCTTCCTGACTTTAGAGAATATGTTAAGAACTTAGATCTAATTCGTAACATGAATGCTGCAGAAGTATTTCCAGAGTTGAAACACCTATTATAACATTTTAGTTAATGGTATGTCTGCTGCGCAGGTACAGAAATTACGGTCGCACTTAACGGGTTCGCTAGGGACAACGAAGTCGCCTTCATAAATGTTGCCTAGACTACCACCGACTCTACAAGTCGCTCTGTGTACATCTCCGTCCCAATTTATCATTAGGCTTTCTATACCTGCGTTGCAAGTCCAACCTTTATATTGATTACGATTTAACTTAATAATATCGTTGGCATGCATGATCTCTGAATCATCGATTATACAGTTGCCTTTCACAGTAGCTTCTTTCGATTTAATCCACTGTAAATCTTTTATATCATATCGCATATCATCAAATAGATCATGATCGCCTTCGGTCCATCGTATACGTCTAATAGCATAAGGAATACTCTCGCCGTCTAATCTTCCTGTGGCGATAGCTACATCTTCCATATGTTTGTGATGAGCCATGATATTAACTATGATATTTTTATTCATCGCTCCTAAGATTTCTATAGTATTAATAACACGCATCCAATCGTATTCAAAGTGTACACTGAATACATATTGGTCAACAGGTAACTGATCATACCACTCTGCTTTTCTTGTACCATTAGTTGTTACACTGATCCAACTAACACCTTTTTCTTTAGCGTACAGTATAAGATCTTCAAACTTAGGATGTACTGTAGGTTCACCTCCTGTAAAACTAAGACGTATAGGTTTGCCCAATGTCATTAGTTTATCCACAGTTGCTTTGAGTATGGCTATATCAGTATGCGGACTTGAGCTGTCGTGTATCACCGAAGGACAATACGAGCAATCGTAGTTACAGCGTTTGCCAAGATTCCATTCAATCTTAACACTGTCTTGATGTGGCCAACGACTGGTAACTTTAAACATAGTCTTTGAACTCTGGTGTTACATCTGTAAAACTTTGATCACGAGTATTATCTAGTTTACGATTAAAATCTACGCAGTCTTGCCATTTGTCATTTTGATCAACTGCATTAATAAAATTAATAACTCCGTCGATTTGATCTAGTGTGAGATTTAATAATATAGGATTAGCTTTGACATATTTGAAATCTGGTACATATTTTTTAACTTCTTCGAGACGCATGATAGCCAGTTCTTTTAATGGCTTAGGTAGTACCTGGGCTGACAACACATTAGGATACTGTACCATATTGGTATAGAACACAATGCCAATATCGTCTAAGAAGTAAGTAATCATCTTATCGAGTACCAGCACATTGCTAACCTGTACGGCTACAGCACCAACTATACGACTGATGTTTGGTATAGTTTGTATTTGTTTAATGTTGTTTACTAACTCAGACCATGATGCATTGCCTCGGACATATTCGTAACTAGAACCGATGCCATCAATGCTTACATTAACTGCTACACTCTTAAACTTCGGCCAGTATTCCCATATGGTGCGATTGCTTTTGCCTAATGTAGTTAAGTTAGTTGCGTACTTGATTTCTATGTCGTTACCGTATGGTGCTAACATATCTAAGATGCGATAATGTTGCGGATCCATTAGCGGCTCTCCACCGGCAAACTCCACACGTCGGAAGTAAGGCAAGTTCTTTTCTAGGCTAGCCCACCAGTTAGGGTTATCTTCAAACTTATCTAATAATGGTTTCTTTTCTAAGTTATGTTCTTCAACAATGTCAAATATAACTTGACCTTCGCCTTTGTAATAGTCTTTGATTTCTGCCCAATCATTCCAACTTGTGCTATCGCCAGGATGGCACATACGACATTTTAGATTACACAAGTTGTTCAGTTTAAGTTCCATTGTAGGGATTTCAAATGGCATAGTATAATCTTCTTTTAGATTATCTAAGGCATTGGGATATAAGTTGATCCTTGCTTCGGGAATCACTCCGGCGATATGTCGTTGACGTAGGCTTTCAACACCTTGATCTTCTAATCTAAAACAAGGATCACATTCAGGAGGCCTTTCGTCATTCAACACCTTCTTACGAATAAGACACATGGTATCATTATTCCATATTTCTTCTAAAGAGTTATCCTGTATAAACCCAATAGGATGGCTACGACAACAAACTTGTATGGCGCCGTCTTCTCTAGTAGCTAACCCGGTGAAAGGGTGCATACAGAATGTTTTACTTGTTTTGTTCAATGGCCCACTCTCTTTCTTTACACCAGAAACATTCTTCGCAAGTTGGGACATACTGTCCTGGTTTGTATGTTTTATAGTCGATATCGGAAAACTCACCTTCACAACTTCGAGTAGTTTTAAATAAATCTATAATTTCTAATCGGTTATACTGTTTCAGAACCCACGCTTTGTCTACAAATCTAAAAGGATGACTAGCGACACGCCCCATGTGGATCATGTATTCTAAGTGCCTATTATCTTCTGTTGGTTCAACATCACGTTCATGCATTCCATTGAACATTGCCTGGCGTGGGTTTCGAGTAACTGCATTATAATAAGCATCAATATTGTGTTTATTACAGATAAACTCTGAGTAACTTCGGATTTGTATGTTGTCTCCGCTGACCTTTTTGCCATATTCGTCTGTTAAGTTAGGACCTATGTTGCCATACTCTATATCAGGTGCAATAAAATTTGTATGTCGTTTGAAGGTAGTATGATAGAATCTCTGGAACAGCCAGTTATAGACTGTGTCGGCATCGTGCTGTTGCCAGGGACGTGTCTTCCACATACGAATATGATTAACAATATGTACAGTGACATCTTGATCTTTAGCAAGATCACATATAAGGTAAGCCAATAATGCAGAGTCAGCACCACCACTAAGGCTGATAGCAACATTTTTCCATTCAGGATTAAATGGAATGCTCACACCGTCTATGTCATGAAATGTCTGCATTTTCTAAATACCTTATTAGAGGGCTAACACCAACTGGTTGCCCGTTACGCAATGCCAAGTATATACTATTAGTAGGAGTAAGACCAAAGTCATTACATATTTTTTTATATCGATCACCGTGTACACTCCACAAATAATCTGGTGGCAAGTTTCTAATAAAATGTAGACCTATAATAGCCAACGCACGGTTGTTCATGTGGAAATCGTTCATTATTGTAACACTATCTGGATTTGATTGTCTAGTCCAACGCAAGCCAATTCTATTCCAACCTAGCCCTAATCCCTTGCTTAAACTGATAGCGACTGACTTAATAGATGGATGTGATAAATCAAAAACAACTCCGCGGCAGCAAGTAACCCAAGCGCCATCCACATGTACATCAATTCTTTTGTTTTTCGCTTCATCTAGTATTTCCTCCATGTCGTGATGTGGAGCACCAATGCTAGGAAACGGCATTGCTATGATTAATGGAACATCGGGTATTAGCGATCCCACATCTTTGATATACGCTAACCCTAATCTATCATGATACCTATAATCGTTACGAAGAACCTGTACCGGGCCTTTCATATACAGATTGTCAATAAACTGTGTACACCCGTTAATAATGTCAACACGTTCAAAAGAATCGAAACCTGTAAGCTGATTGAGCTTGCTGTTGAAAATCCAGTTCGTGGTTTCTTTTTTAAAATCAATGTATACTGAATCAGTAATGTTGGAATCCATTTTGCCAGTCATTACATCCGATATTAACTGTTCAATTCTTAGATCGGATAACGGGCTCGGTCGTTCGATTTCAAGATAGTCAGTTGAATATTCTGGGGCGATGCGCATACGGTTCATGAAATATTTAACCATATAATAGTAGCACATAAATATTTCATGTTAACTCCTACCAAACATACAGTCGACACTGCTCTATTCAATCTAGCATGTCAAGAACTGCCCGAAGAAGGAATGAAAATTATTATTAATCAACCCACGGGAGATTTCTTTTATGATCCTTGGGTATTGAAAGATGAGTATAAAGGAACAGTTTGGGAAACTCTTTATAACTCTTTACCTGTAAGCAAAGGTGAAGCTAGAATAATTATTTTGGATCCGGGACACTGTTATCAAAGTCATGCAGACATTGATGACAGATATCATTTGAATATACTAGGTGAAAACTGTTATCTAATAGATCTAATAAGAGAAACAATGCATCCATTATCTCAAGATGGCATTTGGTATGACATGGATGCAGGGTTCATACATACAGCAACAAACTTTGGCAGACGTGCTAGAATACAACTAGTAGTTAGAAAACTTTTAAAGAATAATACATTGACAGATCCTATATCAGTATCGTTAACTACCACTGTGGGAAATATAGACGATTCTAGATTTTTATTTGACAATAAACTAAGCCCTTGGTTTAACGAATCGAACAAGTTGGGTTTTATAAACAACTTCTCTTACTCTCCTACTTCTATAAAATTTAATATAGAACAGGACAAGTTAGATTCGTTAAAACGTATACTACCAGAAGAGTTTAAAATAATATGAATCATATAATGATATTTTCATTAACCGGTAAACGCTGGGAACGAGCACTATGGCCACATCGTGTAGCTACGTTCCTGCGTATGAATGATTGGGATGCCGAAGTAGTTGACTTTACAGCATTTTGGAAACTTGAAGAACTACAAGAACTAGTACGCTCACGTACAACAAACAACACGATTATGTTTTGTTTCGGCACAGCATTTTTAAATCCGTGGAGTCCTTACTTAAATGAATTTATAGCATGGCTTAAACAAGAATATCCTACCATTCCTGTAGTGGTTGGAGGTAACAACGCAATGGTTACGCCCGCCGAACATGTAGACTATTGGGTAGACAGCTACGGTGAGAATGCTGTATTAGCATTATGCAAACATTTAATCGGTACACTGGGTTCACCTTTAATAACTGATCCTGCCTTCTTCGGTAGTAAAAAAGTTATTAGAGGGCTACATCATTATCCTAGTGCTCCGTTGGACAGTTATCTAGTAGACTATGAAGCTCGAGACTTTATGATGTCATACGAATGCCCACAGATTGAAACAGCTCGTGGCTGTATGTTCAGTTGTTCTTACTGTAACTTCCCTATCATCGGACAAGCTAAAGATGTCAGTGTTAGTAAAGAAGAGTTCAAACGCCAACTGCAAATAGGATTCGAAAAATGGGGCATTGTTAACTGGCGTGTGATGGACGAAACATTTAACGATCGTCCTGAGAAACTACAGAAGTATGCCGATGCAGTCGATGAACTAGGATATGATCCTTGGATATGTGGGTTTGCACGAGGTGACTTAGTTGTTAAACATCGTGAACACTGGGACACCTATATCCGTTTAGGTTTCCTTGGGCATAGCATGGGCATCGAAACGTTTAATCGTGAAGCAGGCAAACTTGTGCGTAAAGGAATGGATCCAGATAAACTACAAGAAGGCCTATTAGACTTTCAGGCATATACAGATATACATGCGCCTAAACTGTTTAGGGCAAACATACAAATGATATGCGGTATTCCCGGAGAAACTGTCGAATCTTGGAACAACTCATTACAGTGGCTCAACACTAAATGGACTAGACAAAGCGCCAGCGCACATATATTAGAGGTTCCCGACTATGACGATTCGCTGACCAACCAGAGCAGATTCACTCGAGACCTAATGGATAACGGGCTAGTTAAGTTAGAAGCTCGACAGAACCCGGGATATGAAGTATCTAAAGACAGCAGCGGACATGTTATATTCAAATCTACCACGCCTAGAGGAGGCGGAGTTGGCAGTACTAGGAATGATGTGGTTATATGGAAACACAACACTATGGACTGGTATGAAGCTGAAGCACTTGTAAAAGAATTTTATTCTGATAATGGGTTTATAGGACTCCGTGGGTGTAATCCTTTTTTAACTGATAGGCTATTTGTCTATCATGAAACTAATGTTTATCAAGATGTGTACGATAAGAAAGTCACAAGCATGGACACAGATGATTTGAAATTTAGGCAGTTTGTACAAACTTATATTGATAAAAAATTAAGTTGGACAGCATAATGATTGATACTACAAACTGGGAATATTATTTTAAAATAGCATCCGATGGATTTCCATCGGCGTCTAACCTTTTATATACTCCTACAGTAAGCCCCGACGGTACTATAATGTGTATGCATTATTGTTCAGATCCGGATTATAGAAATCAAGATTCAATGATATCTGAAGATGTGATTAACTGGTTTTTTAATCGAGAAGTTAAATTTTTAAAAGAACTATCACATCTAGATTCGACACCAAGGGTATATGATGTAGACATTAAAAATAGAAAAATTTTTATCGAATGGAACAAAGAAACACTATCACAAATAGTATTTGATCCTAATAGAAATCTAGATAAAGAGTTACCCGATTGGCAGGAACAGATTAGGAAGATTTTAACAGATATCAGAAAAGAAGATTGTTGGAAAATGTCTTTGTATCCTCACAGTTTTTATATCTCTAAAGATAAGAAGTTAAAAACCATCGATTATTATTCTGTAGTTCCATATGAAGAACAGTTTATAGAAAGAAAAATAATAGAAGATATTATAGGAAAAGATGGTGCTTATAGATTTAATGAGTCAACAACTGATAGTGGATACATTGATTTTAAAAAGTTTTTCGAAATCACAGTAACACATCACCTGACCATATATTGGCCAAACTCTCCGTTTGTCGAAATATTCAAAGAGGTATACCATGATTAACTGGGATAACGTTATAAGCAACTTATCAGAAGGCAAAGTAGTTACTGTTGATCCCGCACGTTGGAATATGAATAATCCAGAATATGCAGAAATGTTAAAGTTATGGACAGATAATAACTTTAATACTGATAGCGTTAAATGGACAAACTATTATAGCACAGTTGATTTAGCAAATGAGTTGTCAAAGAATCTAAACATCACTCCTTTGCGTAGTTGGATCAGTTGTGTTGAACCTGGTTATATGACTGGATATCATTATGATATAGATGATAATGAAGCTGAATATCTAAAACACGGCCCGATTAAAAGATATTCAGTATTCATCAGTACCTCTGATATTGGTCATGTGTTTATATTAGGTAAGGAATATTTTTATAATCAACCGCAGGGAACAGTTATTAAGTGGAACAACTATCGAGATTGGCATAATGGAATCAACGGTGGATTCTCAAACAAGTATATGTTTCATATCATAGGATATTAAATGTTCTATAAACTAGACATTCAGATAGATATCGATAAGGCAAAAAAATATTACGCCGAGCTGGAAGAAAAGTACCAACACTTAAAGTGGGAAT